CATTGAGGTACTCGAGCAGCTGCTGCGGCAGGTGCACCCCGAAAGCCAAGAGGCCTTCCGCATCCACCAGAAGCTGGCCCAGATGGGCCGCCAGGTGGCGGTGAAGGAAGGCCGAAGTGCGGAGATCAAGCTGTGACCATCGGCAACCTGCTGGCCACCCGTGAGCAAACGCACGGCGACTACCGCACCAAGGCGGAGACGATCCAGAGCCTCAAGCGGCGCATGCGGTGCCCGGACGGCTGGGACAACCTCACGCCCTACCAGCGCGAAAGCCTCGAGATGATCGCGTCCAAGATCGGGCGGATCCTGCACGGCAACGCCGACGAAATTGACCATTGGCAAGACATCGCCGGCTACGCCATGCTCGTTGTCCGCGAGCTTGAGGCTCGCCCGACTTCCGCCGCCGGAGGCGCGGAACCCCCGCCGGGAAATGCGATCCCCCCAAACGCGCCCGGCGGGGAGCCTCCCGCGCCGAGCGCCAGACCGACTGGCTGGGCCAGCTTCGGGTTGCCACGGCAGACGTGACAGCAAGGAAACACAGAGCATGCCCAAGACCTTCTTCCGCACCGACTTCGGTCAGCTGCTGCTGGCCTTCGCCGGGATCATGCTGGCGTCCTTCTTCGGGACGCTGATTGCCGGCACTCTGATCCTGGCGGTGATCGGCTAATGGCCGACCTTTACCTGGACAGCATCGAGGTCTGCCGCCGCCTGGGCGCGGCGTGCAAGGCCGCCGGCAGTCAGCGCGCCTTCGCGGAGAAGCACGGCCTGTCCGCGGCTTACGTCTGCGACGTGCTCAACGCCCGCCGCGAGCCGGGCGAGTCCATCTTGAACGCACTGGGTCTAGTGCGTGTCGTTCGTTACCGCGCAAAGTCAATCACGGCTGCGCGAGCAAAGGAGGAAAGCAAGCAGTGACTTGGGAACGGATCAGTACGGAACTGGGGCGCGGCGCTGCCGTCACCGTTTCGTGGCGCATTCCTGGCGGGCGGTGTACCCCCGCCATGGCCCTCTCTCTGAGCAAGGCCGTTTGCGCGCAGCTGGGGCTGCAGAGGAGGGGCACAGGCGAACCCCCGACGCGGGTCTACGTCGAGCGCGACCGGCTGGCGGGCAAGGTGCGCGTGCAGCTGGCCCCCAAGACTGCCGCGCGCCACGAATGCCGCGCGGCGGCTTGGAAGGACGGCAGTTGCACGATCACCGTGCCCCTGGACGACGTCAAGCTGGCGGAGAAGAAGCCCGCCCAGGACGTACCCTGGTCAATCGAAGGCGGGTGGCTGGTGGCGAAGCTGCCGCACTGGGCGTGCCCGCTGGTCCAAGTGTCTGGCGGGAGGGCCGCGTGATGTCTGACGCAATGCTTCAAGTGCCGATGGTTGCCCGGCCTTTCGTTGAGACAGCCGCAGCCGACGCCAACATGACCTGCCGCCAGGTGGCGATCCTGCTGATGATGGCCCACCATCCGAGCCACAGCGTGAAGCACATCGCGCGGGCTCTCGGGCTGTCCAGGCCGGTCATCACGCGGGCGACCGACAGGCTGGTGCTCCTAAAGCTGGCCAGCCGATCAATGTCGTCGAGCGACAGGCGCCAGGTCGAGCTTGCGCCCACGCGCGCCGGGCTGCGCCTGCTGCGCGAAGCAGGCTTGTGGCACTCCGCATGAGGGTGCGGATCATGGAAACGGACCCCGTGCGTCTCGCGGCTATGGCCGAGGACTTCGGGGTCCGCGCCGTGGCCGGGCAGGCAGTGGCGGTCACGCAGATCGCCATTGCCGACGCCTACCTACGCGAGGTGGACGCGGAGACGCGCCGCGCGATGCGCGCGATGAGGGAGCGAAGGGATGGCTGACATCGTGGAGCGGCTCGCGCGTGTTAGGCGACATCTTGATGGCTGCCGGTATCCATTCGGTGCCGGGGCTGTGCAGGCCGCGATCAGCGAGATTGAGCGGTTGCGAGCCGAAGTCGCAGCCCAGGTCGAGGCGGCGCGGCGGGAGGAGCGCGAGGCGCGTGCGGTGGCGGCCGAAGATTGCTTCGCTCCCTCCTCCGAACTGGCCGCGCACATGGCCGCTGCTGACATCGCCGCCGCGATCCGCGCGCGAGGTGACGCATGAGCGAGCAGAGTAACGCCGCAGCCGAGCGGTCGGCGCACGTCACGCGCGGTGTAAGGCGCGCGAGCGAGAATGTGCTGGCGGAGGTCGCGCCCGGCGTCTTCAAGCTGAAGCCGCTGGTCGAGGCCGAACGCGAGATCGCCAGACTGCGCGCTGCGCTCGACCAGGCCGAGCAGGCCCTGCGCGAAGCTGGGGCAATCTACGGAGCAGACGCGGCACTCGCCGCGCTCAGAAAGGAGATCAAGGAATGACCACCGAACAGCGCCGCAGCTGCGCGGACTGCCGCTACACCGCCGGCCAGGAGGGCGGATCCCTCACTTGCCAACGCTACCCGCAGCCGCACCGCGTGGCGCGCTCCTACCTGTGCGGCGAATACAAGGCGCTTGTGGAGGAGAAGCCCGCGGAGCCGAAGCCGCGCGGCCTACGCGCGCGCCTTACGATTACCGAGCCGCCGACCGTCACGCGCGCCGCCGCCGAGGACTGAGATCAGCTGCGACGCGACGTCAGGCGCGACGTCCTGACACAGCACCACGCGGACACGCCCCTCCTCCAGCACGTCCATGCGGAACGTGCCAACGGAGGGCGTGTCGACGTCGCGCGATACCGCAGGCTCGATGCGTTTCCCACGCAAGCCCAGCCCCCGCGCGACGTCCTCTAGGGTTATCCCGAGCATCACCGCCAGCGTCACCGCGCGAGAGAGCGGAGGGTCCGCTCCCTCCTCGCCTGAGATGAAGCGCGAGACGGAGGGCTCCGCCACGCCCCACGCGCGCGCCAGGTCGCGCTGCGAATAACCCTTCGCGGCTAATCCCTCTCGGACCCAGCCATTCCTGTCGCTTTTTCGGGCAGTGCTCATTGTGTGCTTCGCGCGAGGATGTGCAATTTGCGCATCCTATCACCGCAGGTTTCCACATCGGCAGCGCGCGCCGATACAGTTTGCGCGCAACACAACTAAGACCAACAACCTGCCGCTGCCGACTCCCATGGACACCCTTTGCATCTCGGTATCTCAAGCGTCAAAACTACTTGGCATCTCTAAGCGAAGCCTCTACAGCTACATCGAGGCCGGGCTGTTCCCCGCGCTGCGGATAGGCCGCCGGATCCTCATCCGGCGCGCCGACATCGAGCACATGCTCAAGCCGCGGTCGTGACAACAGTCTGGTTCATCGTGGGCCTGATCGTCGGCGGCAATCTAGGCATGCTGCTTATGGCGATCCTGGTCATAGCCAAGGAGGAAGAAGATGCCGTCTCACGTCGGGATGCCCGCAAGTGACTACCACAAGGTAGAAGCACTCAGCGCATCCGGGGCGAAGCTGCTGCTGCGCTCGCCCGCCCACTACATCGCGTCGAAGACCACGCCGCGCGAGCCCACAGCCGCGATGCGCCTGGGCACGCTCACCCACGCGCTGATCCTTGAGCCGGAGAAGTTCGACGCCGAGTTCGCCGTGATGCCGAAATTTGACCGGCGCACGACGATCGGCAAGAAGGCGGCGGAGGAGTTCGAGCAGGACCACGCCGGCAAGACCATCGTGGACGAGGCCGCCTACGAAAAGGCCAAGGCCATCGCCGCGTCCGTGCGGCGTCATCCTCTCGTCGCGCAAGGCCTCGCCCCCGGCCACGCCGAGGTGTCCCTGTTCTGGGACCAGCACGGGGTGCCGTGCAAGGCGCGCTGCGACTACATGACCGGCAGCGCGATCCTCGACGTGAAGACCTGCAGCGACGCCAGCCCCGAAGGCTTCGCACGTCAAATCGCGAACTTCCAGTATCACCTGCAGGCCGCCCACTACGCCGCCGGCTTCCGCGAGGTCGTCGGCTGGGAGCTCGACCGCTTCATCTTCATCGCCGTCGAGAGCGACGCGCCGCACGCCGTCGGCGTCTACTCCCTCGACGCGCGCAGCCTGCAGTCCGGTCGCCTCCTCATGGAGCGCGCCGCAGCTTCGTACCGCGTGGCCCTTGAGCAGGCGCAGGACGCGCCCGCCTTCTACTCCGACATGCTGGTGGAGATCGGCGTGCCCTCCTGGGCGCAGGTCGAGCCCTACACCGCCGAGTAGCCTGCTTTTCAAAAGTGCCTTGCGCCTAAAACGCAAGGCGCTTATGAATTGCAAAAGAGGGACCGACATGGCCAACGTGGACGAACCGGGCGACTTCTTCGCCGCCCTAGAGGACCAGCGCCAGGCGCTAGGCCTGACGCAGCGCGACCTGTGCAAGCGCGCGGGCCTCTCGCATTCCGCTTATTGGTACGCCGCATCGCGCGGTAGCGACATCGGACTCAAGGCCGCGCTGCGCTACT